ACTCTACACGCTTGCGGTATGCCGCATCAGACTTTTCCCACTGCTGAGAATCAAAGTATGATTGTGCAAGATAGAATTGGTGTCGAGTATTGGTTGGATCCTCAAGCATTGCCTTCTCAAGAACCTCAGCATCTCTGCTGTACTTCTCAACAGGAGTGATACCGACATTTCTCGCTCCACCCATGGTACGAGCGCAGATGTTGTAGTTACCTTCCAACTTGATGATCTTTGCATTCGGCTTTTCGCAAGCCGCATATTCGTGCAGAACACCCTTGTACTCCCACTTGGATTCCAACTTGAATACTTGATTGCGCCACCAGAAGAACGATCCTCGCTTGATACGAAGAGCATAACTATCAACCTCTGTGGTGGGCGGAAGAACTAGTTCACCCTCTAGGTAATCGTCTGCATCGATCACCCATGCGTAGTCTGCTTTTCCTTCAGCAGCCTTGAACGCAAGTGTTCTATTATGACCAAAGTCCTTCCATTCGTGGTCATGGATCTCACCAGGAATACCCTTCTCCTTGAAGAAGTTGGTGATGATCTCCTTGGTATTGTCGGTAGAACCTGTGTCGCAGATGACCCAATAGTCAATGTACTTGTATACTGAGTTGAGGCACTCAAGTATGATATGCGACTCGTTTTTCACAATCATGCACAGCGTAAGCGTGGGCTTCATAATAAAGACTCCTTGATGTTTAATTCTTCTTCTTACCAATATGGTACTTTGGCACCAGTTCCCAGTTCTGTTTATCTTTATGCGGGATTATTTTCATCTGAGCAAGAGAAACAATTGGATCTCCTGCCTTCTTCTTGTCAACTATGTCAACAAGACCCCATTCCTCAAGGAGGTTTGCGATTGTGTTCCTGCGACCGATGTCTGTATCATCAATGTCTGTAGGCAAACCATCAAGTGCAAACAGTTCCTTAAAATGTACTATGTAGAACTTGCCACGTTTGTGTAGTATATGGCAACTCTGATACAACTTGTTTTCTTTCTTGGAGGAAACTCCTATTCTCGTAAGAGTTTCCCGCACCTTAAGAAAGTCGTCGTCTGCTTTCAATATCACCTCAAGCAAATCCTCTGCCTTGAGGCTTAATGTCCTTTTTTCCATATCGACCTCGCCAATCAATCAAACATTTGCGAATATCGATAATATTTAGCATTTCAAACTCCTCCACGCATTTCAGATTCACGCTTGACGATCTTGGCAATGGTCTTCTTGTCCAAGGTTGCCTTGATCTCTTCTGCCTTACGCACAGAACACCCGAAGATGTCCACAATCTTCTGTGTGACCTCAGCATCTTCCTTCTTTGCCCATTTCCCAACCCGCTTGCGCGGTCTAATGCTATGGAGCAAGAACTCATACTGCATCTGCTTGTCGAGATGACCACGCATATTCATCTCATTTGAGTGCATTATGGTATCGGGAAATTGCGAAAGACCTCTATTCATGAGATAGGGGGCATACTCAGACGCCCCTCTACCTTCCTCACGAATAAGATTCTTCTTAGTGAGATTGATACTGTTTAGAAAGTCAAATGGTGAATCATTCATTTCTTGAACTCGCACGAAACCATCAGTTCGCTAAGGCAAGCCATGGTGTTGATCTCTTGGTCTGCCACGAATGCAGACTTGTACTGATAATCGGCAAGGGTAAGGATAGCCTGAGGAATAGACTGAGGCTCAAGGATTTCATAGATGGAATCATAGATGCTGCGGAACAATCCGACATGGTCGTTGTCAATGTTACTGGCAACCCACTTTCGAATCGAACCAACCTCCTACTTCTTCATATAACCGACAAGATCATTAATCTTGTCTGTGGCAGTCGTACCAAGGATACCCACATCGATCTTCCCACCAAGGGCATACTTCTGAAGATCATTGATGAGTCTTCGGAAGTCGGGAAAACGCCTCATGACCAATTCAGCAATGACTTTCTGATCATACTGAATCTCCTCCGAATCAAGAATAGCACACACCCTCTTCATCATCTGCTTTGCCATCTTTGGCTTTTCAGTCGAAGGAATGCGGAAGTCGATGATTGTGCATCGGGAATGAAGAGGCTGAATGATTCTATTCTTGTAGTTGCAAGTCAGAATAAACCGACAGTTCTTTGAGAACTCCTCCATGAAGCCACGAAGTGCTGGCTGCATGGATTGCGGATTGGAGTAATCGAACTCGTCTAGGATGACTACCTTGGCACCACCACTAAAAGAAACAGAACTTGCAAAGTCCCGAATCCTAGTCCTCAATGTGTCAATGTTTCCATCCTCGGAGCAGTTGATCAGAATCCAATCGCACCCAAGTTCATCACACAGAGCCTTTGCAACCGTGGTCTTTCCAACGCCAGGACCACCAGCAAGGAGCATGTTTTGAATCTGACCACGATCTATCGTTTCTTCAAATGTCTTGAGAATGTCTTGCGGAAGGACGCAATCTGCAATACGGGTGGGGCGGTATTTTTCCGACCACAGATATTCGTCTGTAGCGAGCATTATTCACTCCAATCACTTAGTTTCGGGACGAAGAGCAATCCAATAGGTAACGCCATTCTTTGTGCCAGTAAACTAGGCTACAGCACTACCGCCGATCTCAACCACATAATCATCGGTGAGCATCTTGAGTAGTTCAATGTCGATGTATACAGAACCACTTGTATTCACAGACTTGGCTTTGATAGGCACCTTGTATGTGTTCGACGCGCTGTTGAGTCCAATCTTTCTGTCAAATGCAACAATCTCAATACCACTAGCAGCATTTGGCTTGATGCAGAGGGTATCAAGTTGCAGTACAGAAGCAGCCTTCTGAACCTCTGCAATTTGATTAGACGATAGTTCAAACTCAGCACTGAGTTCTGGCATCTTGATAGTACGGGTTGCCTTCTCAATCAACTTCTCATCTGCATAGAAGTATTGGATCTCTCCACCCTTCTGTGAGTTGACAACCACACACTTGTCATCGAAGTTGTAGTCTGCTTCCGAAAACAGACTTGTGGTAGCAATGAACTTTCCAAGATCGAAAATCGCGAATGGCTTGGGGAAGTTTTCATCCACCTTGACTTCTGCCATGATATTCTTTGCTGTTGACACGGTGCGAATCACACTACCCTTGTCAACATAGATTGATGAACGAATGCCGGAAAAGTTCTTTAGGATGTCGAATGTCTTCTTGCTGATCTTCATAATTTAGTCCTCCTCCTCAAGGTTATCCATGAGGTCTTCATCAATTTCTTCGCCGCCATTTACCATGTCCTTGAGATCTCTCAAGTGATGTTTGCTTTCATGTCGGTGTCCTCGTCGCTCATGCTTTCTACCGCGAGAAGACGAATGTCCCTTATCGAAGGGATCTGATCCACCAACATCTTTCCAGTTCTTGCTCACTTCTCTGTCTCCTTCTTCTCTACTAAGAGTTGAGATAGGTAATCTACACCAAATGTGTCCTCAATCAACTTCTTTCTCATATTATTCTCTGATATTGTCAAAGGAATGTAATTGCTGAACCCTGGCATATTCTTTGGACAATGAACGCGAGGATAATCCAACTTGGAATAATGATTCTCATCAAGATTTGTAAGTTGGGTGTGTGAAAAGTCCCCGCAGTTGCAAGCCTCGCATATGAATGAATTTGGATGCTTCTTGCTTTCCAATCTACTTTCACATGGAGCAAGACCCAAAGTTTCTGAACCGTGACACGATATGTCTCGCATATCACGAATTTCTTCAGAGACTTTAGCACCAACCAAACCGCGAGATGCAAGAGAGTCTGCCACTTGCCATGCTTTTGCAAATCTGCTTCTGAGAAAATAGTTTTTCATCGATTGATCCTACTAAAATTGTTTTTCTTACTGAACGTGAGAACTTCTTGAAACTTATCTGTGAGTTGATCTGTCTTGTGTGAGATGACAAATATGTTGCATCTCTTGCCAAGGCTCTTGATAAGTTTCATAAACTCATCCATCCCTGTCGAGTCAAGGCTTGAATCAAATACCTCATCAAGAACCAAAAGGTTGCAGTTGGTACTGTTCTTCAGCCTTGCAATCTCTCTCCATGCAAGCAATAGTGCCAAGTCAATACGCATCTTCTCACCTTCACTGAAGGAAGCGTATGTGAACTCATCACGGTGCCTCGACTTAATCGTCTCTCCAAAGTTTTCATCAAGATTGAACTGCACGAAGAAGTCCATACACGCAAGGTAGTGATTTATCAACTTATTCATGATGGGAAGATAGTGCTTGATGATTCTCGTTTTGATGCCACTATCTTTCAGAACCGTTTGTGCAGAGGAAAGAAGTTTCTGTTCTTCTTGCTTCTCATCATAATGCTTTTTACTGTCTTCCCATTTCTGCTCAAGTTCATCAAGAACATCCTGTTCAGTTGTCAGGCTTTGCTGAGACTTTTTAATCTTTTCCACGTCAGCGTTGAGACGTTCAATCATCTTCTCAGCAACGGCAAGTTTTTGTCTGTGTTCATTCAGAGCAGACAAAAACTTTTCATACTCAACTTCGATGTTGTCTAACTTGTTGTCTGTGATGAATTTTCTTTCGGTGGCAATACGCGATTCAACATCAAGAAGAGCCTTTCGTATCTCCTCTATCTTTCCCTTCTTTATTACAATCTCTTTCTCACGATGCTCTTCTGTGAGAGACTGTCCACATGATGGACAGGGAACATCTTTCGTGGTTACAAGAATTGATGTCTCTTCAGTGAGAATATTGAACTTATTCTCAAGCGTGTTTTTAATCTTGGTCATGTCGCTGATGGATTGTTCCTTCTTGCGACGAAGATCTCGGTTCTTCCCAAGTACAGACAACACGTTACCACCCTTAACCACAATCGCGGACAGAGAATCGCGAGCCTTTTCATTGTTCCGTATCTCTTCCTCAAGACCCTCAAGAGATGATCGACTCTTCTCTTCAAGAGCATCAAGATACTTTCTCTGCGTCTCTTTCTTGCTTTCTAGAATCTCCACCGATGTCTCACAGGTACGCAGATCATCCTTGTTGGTTGAAATTCTATCCTTGAGAACAACATTCATCGAAGAAAATACACCAATGTCTAATAGAGATTCGACAATGGCTCGCCTATCAGCCGCTGGCAGTCTCATGAAGGGGACATAGTTCGTGGAGCCAAGTATCACAACTTGACAGAAAGCCT